TGTGCGACTTCGGTCGCACTCGAACCCGGAATTCCTGCCAAGAAGCAGCAATCCGTACCCAGATCCGGCCCATCACTCGAGACAGTTCCAGTCGTCCTATAGTACTGACTAGCGGAAGTTGGACGGAATTTGTTCTCGAGCGTGTCCATCGGACAACGTGAAACAGAATCAGAATACAATATCATATTGTTCACGTCCGGTGGTAAGCCTGAATCACCAGTGAGTAGAGCCTCACGTGGTACATTGTTTAAATAACCAACCCGACCAGACAACGCATCATTCCTACCTGTGTAAGACCATTTAGTACAAGCAGCAGCAGTCCTGCAATCTTGCACTAAAGTTCCCGATGCGATTGGTAGCATGGGATCGTTGATAAATTGTCCGTTTGGAGTCTGGGTGGTTCCGCCTTGCCCGAGTGGCAATGCAGCAGTGTTGGTTGGGTTTGTTGATGCAGCAGTGGCTTGATAGATAAGGAGAGAACCATTACGTTGAGTAGTGGAACTTGCAGATCCAGAGATGCCAATATAGTCCGGGAACCACACGACATATCCAAAGGTATAGCCATTGTCTGTAGCAAGCTCGACCACACGTGTCGTCCTTGCCATATAGCCTCCTTCGGATGCACCATAAAGTGGTTGGACCAAATTGCCAGTGCACGGATTAGCCAATAGCTTAGCATAGCTAGTGGTTTGTTCGTCGAGCGAAGTCGCTGTTGTTAGCGGCTTTGCCTTCGGTCTTGCGGATCCTCTGCCTTTGCCTGCGCGTTGAAGCGCGGCCTGCCTTTGTGCTTGTGCTCGTTTCCGAGCCTGCTTTGTTGTCATCGTTCTTGTTCGAAAGTTTCTTCGACTGATTGTTTACCTTAACAGGTGAATTGTTCTTATTAACTGTCTTTCCAGACGTTCGTTTATGAGTGGACCTATTCACCTGCCCATTTTGTTTAACATCCTGTTTGGGTTCAGGAGAGGCTTGAAACGTTTTACTAGGCTGAATGCCTTTACCCGGTACAATATCGTCGTTGATGATGCACGTAATCTCGGGTTGGTGAAATTCAGGAGTCAGGTCAAGACACTGAGGAGGCTTCATGGGATCACCTGTAGCGATCCAGCTCTTAAACAGTTCCAGGTTAAAGTCAGGCATTTGACCTGACACTACGTCATCCATCCAGATGTCGTATTCGTTTGGGAACTGATCCTCGCGATCAAAAGTCGCCCAGTGGGAGACGATTCTGAAAGCTTGGTCGTGTGTGACCCTCGACTTTACGTCCAAAGTCGAGATCTTCCTTGCAAATTCTCCAAGAATTGGCGTATTCTTATCAGTCAGGAGAATTGCGATGGCCTTGTCAACAGCCTTTTGTTCGGGGCTCATGTTGATGTCCATACTAATTGTAGTGTGAAATTTCACCAGTTGTCGTTTCACGTCGCTCATGCTGTCTTGTCCACCAGACCAAGCGGTTCCGTAAAACCTGGCTAGGAATTGAACTGGCTCTCCAGTCTTCTTGAAATCAAGCTTCAACACTTGACCCCATGCAGTGGCGCTCTTACGGTATGCAGCATCAGCTTGATCGGCTGAAAATGCACGTGGGATGGCAACAAGGCCGTCGTCCCCTCCATAGACCCCCAGGCTTTTCCAAGCTTGTTCATAGTCTAGACCGAGATCACACATTGCAGAGAATGAGATGAATGCAGTTAGTATCGTGTTGAACAGTGATGTTTCTGGGCTGCCTGAAGCACGAGCAAATCCTGTCTCGTACTTCTTGCCTCCCAGCTGCCCATTCTTTCCATATTGTTCACGCATTTGGAACAACATGTAGTCGTCGTTACCGAAGAGTCCCAACATGATTGGTTCCTCGATCAGTGTCCTTACTTCTTCAGTCACATGTCCATCCATGCGTGAGAAGTCGGTTTCTGCGACAAGACTCTGTCCGTTTACTATTTCTGCAACTCGAGCAGCAATGTCTCTTGGCTTCTTGAAAGCGTACCACGAAAATTTCTTAATGTGCGCGCTTGCAGCCAAGGTGTACTGCGAGTATTCCAGTTTGGTGAGGCCGGGCAACGTCGATATGACGCGCGGAGTCCCGACCTTCGCATAAGCTTCGCGCTTCATGAATGAGTTTATCGTGTCATCAACCACGCTCCCCGCGTTTGATGCCTCATCCAGAATGGCGCGTTGTGTAGTCCTCGTCTGATTATCTCTGACGGCCTCAAAATCTACCGGGCACAATTTAGTGTTGGCAACCACGCGACTTACGAAGTCTTTCGCACGTGCTGCGTTTTCCGGTGAGATCGGTAGGCTCCGAACTTGTTTTAGATTTGTCACTCTTGACTCAACTCCCCACGTGGTCGTTTTCTTATCTTGAGCGGGCGCAAAGCATCCGCCTCCAACAACCGCAGGCATGAACGATACAATGGTCGATTTGTCGTTATCATCCCCAGTTAAGTCTGCGCTGTAACCAATCACGCCTTCAGATACGTTGGCTACGTACGGTGCTTTGATGGATTTGTTCTCGCGAATGAAGTCGGCGAGAATTACACCTACCGTACGGTCGGATTCGGCCCATGATGCGACTGATCCAACGTTGGCGTGTTGCTTGGAAAGTCTGTCAGCAGCAAACATTTGTTCGAGTTTGTTCGCTCCTACTGTTGCTTCTCCATAAGTTCCAGCCCTGCCGACCGAAACATTGAGTCCTGATGAACTCAATGAGTAGAGTGAAGCCCAGCCATTCTTGACTGGTTCCAGACGTTTGAGTTCCTGACCTTGTATCCACCATTCGGCGAATATCGCAGCCAGCCCTCTCCAAGTACCTACTGGTGTGAAGCACACCAATTTCTTTTCGAAGTTGATGTGTCTCAAGTCCACCAGGAAGTGAGTTACACAGTATGGAATCCCAAAGATTCTCTTTACTGCCACAAGTGAATCACAGTTGTAATCCCAGAGTTTGTGTTGAAATTTAGCTCCACCGGACACGTGTGTGACCAGTTCATTGTCGTTGTTGAAGTAGTACACTGAATCTCCCACGGTGGACGCAACCTTCGACGGTTGCGTTGTGAAGATCAAGACCGGTTCTGACCTCCCACACAGGTACTGGTTCATGTCAACGTAGTAATCCACGTCGATCATGTACGACAGTCCTGTTTCCGGGTTGTAAGTCGGTCTCTGTGTAAGATCCTTCGTCCATCGCCAG